GATTCTGCTTCTTTCCCAGGTTATGATAAAGATAATATATTCTATCGACCACCTGATCTTTATCCATCTAAAAAGAAAAAGAAGAAAAAATAAGGAGTAAATAATGGCTAAAATTAAAAGAAAAGCTCGAGCCAGCTCAACTGTTGGGCACAAAGGTTTAAGCCGAAAAGGTAAAGAAGAGGCTGTAAAAAATATGAAAAACTTTGCTTATAGGGAAAAAATCTTTACGGAATATCAAAAGGCTCCTAAACCTAAATTTTCTAAAGCTTTTAAAACAGCAGCTAAGAAAAAAGCTGCAAAATCAATCGCAAAGGGTGTTGCAGGTAAATTATTACCACCTGTAGGAGCGGCTTTAGCTGCAACAGAAGTATATAAAGCAGGTAAGAAAGGTTTAAAAGATAGAAAATCTAGAAAATCCTGTGAGAAAAAAGGCGGAATATGGCAAAAAGGGTATTGCATAACAAGGTCTTCTAAGAAGAAGAAATAATGATTATAGTAGTCCCTAGAGTACGATACTTCCACCAAACAACATCATGCAGATATATGGTGTTTTATGGCTAAAAAGTGTAAGAAGGGTTGGGTTTTTGATAAAAATAAGAATAAGTGTATAAAAGGCATAGATTTGTTAGCTCTTGCTAGGAAGACTAAACTTTGGGATAGAACTAAAAGTGTTAGAAAAAAATTAGGAAAAGCTGGAATTGAAGGTTTACAGTAGATGGCTAGAACAAGTAAAAAGAGTAAAGCTCAAGTAAATAAGCAACTTTGGGATAGAGCTAACAATAGCCATCGGCAAAGGTGGCAAAGCTTATCGCAAAAAGGGTATGATTTCTACCTTAATGAGCAACTTACTAAAGAAGAGAAAGAGCAACTAGAAGAATCTGGAATGCCTACATTCACTATAAATAGGGTAACTCCTATTATAGAGATAATGAAGTACTTTGTAACTGCTAATAATCCTAAGTGGAAAGCAGTTGGGGCAACCGGGGATGACGTAGATGCGGCTCAAGTACACTCTGATGTAGCTGACTATTGTTGGTATTTATCTAATGGTAAGTCTCTTTATAGCCAGATTTCCTTAGATGCATTAACTAAAGGTATTGGATATTTCTTAGTAGATGTAGATAAAGACGCTGATCGTGGCATGGGGGAAGTAAGATTCAGTAGAATTGATCCTTATGATGTATTTGTAGACCCATCAAGTAGGGATTTCTTATTTAGAGATGCTGCTTTTATCATGGTAAGAAAGAATATGTCTAGGTCTAGGCTTATCAATATGTTGCCGGAACACGAGGCTAGGATAAGAAAAGTATCAAGAGGTACAGATGTTATATCAATGTCTGAAAGAGATATAGAATTATCTGAGTCGATACAACCTGAAGATATCACAATGGGTATTAATATAGAGGCTGAAGATGATGATATTATCCCATATTATGAAGTATACTCTAAAAAGAAGTTCGCATATAGGAATGTATATATAAGAGTACAGCCAACTCCAGCTGAAATGGAGAATATACGGGATCAAGTAGATAAACAACTGGAACAATTCAGAAAAGAAACAGAAGTACAGATAATGGAGAAAGAACTGCAACTCCAACAATCTGTAGAAGCTGGTGAAATCATACTTGAGAGAGCTAAATTAGAATTAGATAAAGCAAGAGACATGGCAGCTCAGGCTTTAAAAGAACAAGAAATGCAGTTAATGTCTCAATTACAGGACGCAGCATCCAAGGTTACTCAGCAAGTGATGACTGAAAAAGATTTTCTCTTACTGGAAAAAAGCCCAGAAGCTCGAAAGAATATTATTGATTCTATTAAATTCCATGAGGATCGCATTATTCAAACTTGCAGTGTAGGGGAAGATACCTTTCTGTATGAATATAAACTTGCTATAAATGAATATCCAATAGTTCCTATACCGTATATGTATACAGGAACTCCGTATCCTATGGGAGCTGTAACTCCTCTTATTGGGAAACAACAAGAAATTAATAAAGCTCACCAGATTATGTTGCATAATGCTAATTTAGCTTCTAATCTGAGATGGATGTATGAAGAAGGTTCGGTGCCTGAAGATGAATGGGAAAAATACTCTTCAGCCCCCGGTGCTCTTCTAAAATACAGACAAGGATTCACCCCTCCAACTCCTGTACTCCCGGCTCCTATAAACAATGCATTCTATACGGTAGTGCAGGAGGGCAAATCGGATGCCGAATATATCAGTGGTGTTCCATCAGCTATGATGGGATTTGTACAAGAACAAACTGAAACATGGAGGGGATTATTAGCTAATGATGAGTTTGGTACTCGAAGACTCAAGGCATGGATGGGGTCAGTAGTAGAACCATGTTTAGAACATTTAGGAAGAATATTCCAGCAAGTATCTCAGAAACACTATACAGTAGAAAAAGTATTTAGAATAGTACAGCCTGAAGCTGGTCAATCTCCACAAGAGCAGGAAAAAGAAGTAAGAATTAATATAAATGTATATAATGATTATGGAGCAGTAATAGGAAGATTTAAAGATTATGCAACAGCAAGGTTTGATATAAGAATAGTAGCTGGGGCAACAATGCCAGTAAACAGATGGGCTCTATTAGATGAATATTTCAAATGGTTCCAGGCTGGATTAATAGATGATATCGCTATGATAGCAGAAACTGATATCAGAGGGAAGAAACAAATAATAGAAAGAAAATCTGTATATTCTCAATTACAAGGTCAGGTAGCTTCTATGGAAGAACAGTTAAAAGACCAAAGTGGAACTATTGAAACATTAGAGCGTCAACTTGTACAGTCCGGTATAAAGATGAAGATTGGGACAGCTTCTAATGAAATAAGGAAAGATGTACTCGAAACAGAATCTCAACAGAAACTGTTAAGAGGCATGATGAAAACAGAATTTGATAAGATGAGACACGAAATGAAGACTGAATTTGAAGCATCAAAACAGCAGTCTAAAGGAGCAACAAAGTAGTTGTATCTTTTATTTTGTGTTGTTTAATTTCAAATAACTAAAAGGAGATCGTATGAACGAGCAAGTAGGCAACGCCGTTGAGGCCCCCGAAAGTGATAACATACTTACCGATACCTTAGACGCTGATAATTTCTTTGAGGAATTAGATCGTAGTGTCAATGGAGGTATTTTAGACGAACCTTCGCCAGCAACCTCGGAAATAGAGAGTGATAATACACTTTCGAGCCAAAGTGAAGTTCAAGCAGATGTCTCGAATGAAATAGAGACATTACAGAAACGGTATAGCGATTCAAGCAGAGAAGCACAAAGACTAAATGGACAACTAAAAGAAATTGAGCCTTATATGCCAATCCTTGACGCTATGCGAGAAGACCCCAATTTAATTACTCATGTTAGGAATTATTTTGAGGGTGGAGGTCAGACACCTCAAACTATGGTTGAAAGATTGAATCTGCCAGAGGATTTTGCATTCGAGGCTGATGATGCTTTTCAAAACCCCGATTCTGATTCTGCTAAAGTATTAGGTGCTACAATAGACGGTATAGTCCAGCGTAGACTTAATGGAGCTTTACAAGGACAAAAAGCTGAGAACCAGAAATTAACAAGAGAGACCGATTTTCGTTCTAGGCATGAAATGACCGATGAACAGTGGTCCTCATTTGTTGATTTTGCAAAGTCTAAGTCTCTTGAACTTGATGATATATACTATCTAATGAATCGTAAGAATAGGGATGAGAAAATTGCCGATAACACAAGGCAGGAACTTCAGGATAAAATGCGTGAAGTTCAGAATCAGCCTGGTTCCCTTGCTACAGCAGGTGGAACTCAGGTGGAAAGATCACCCGACGATACTATCTTTGACGCCATACTAGGTTCTGACAACGAACTAGAAGAGGCTTTCGGTATTTAAAAATTCCTTAAGCCATAACCCTTAATAAAAAGGTAATAATATGGCTGACATATTTAATCTTGAGTCAACTGCTGATGTCGCTGCTGGAGGTTCCACTGGACAAGCCAGATTTGGTACCGACCTCGACACAGGCGTTCTCAGGAGAAAATACAACTTTGGTGATAGAGTTTCTGAATTAGGTATTGCACAAGACCCATTTTTTAGGTTTGTCTCTAAACTTGCAAAGAAACCCACAGATGACCCAGAGTTCAAATTCTCAGAAAGACGGCCATCTTTTCATAAACGATACGCATTTCCAACTGCTTTTTCTGCCGATAATACTACTTGGGACGAGGATTTATCCGCTGATAATTCTACGGATCAATATGATGAGTACGAAACAGCAGGAAGTGTTGTTTACATTAAACTTGCTTGTGATTATAAAAATTCTGGAAATATTCAGAATATTTATGGTCAATCTGGAAGTGAAGTGACAATTGGAGAAGATGGTACACAGCCTAAGTTCTTATTGCCGAATCAGATACTTAAAATAAACTTTTCTGATTCAGCAGCTGGGGCTGTGAAATCGTATGCTCTTGTTAGAGTAGATACGGTTACCGCGCAAGATGAAAGCACTGATCCTCCTACAGCTCATACTCATGGAGAAGCTCAAGTAGTCAAAGCAACAGTAGTTAAAACAAAAACAGGTGGTGATGATTATTACGCTGGTCCTCTTGGAGTTAACACTCCGGTAGGTGACAGTACATATAGTACATCTCTAGCTGGCACTACTGCCGCTAATGGACTAGAAGCTTCAAAAGTGTATGTAGTAGGTAATGCTCATGAACAAGGGACTGGATATCCAGAAACTTGGAAAGATCAACCTTTCTCAACCGGATATGGACGGACTCAAATCTGGAAAACTGCTATGGCAATGGATAACACAACTCGTGCTACCGTGCTTAAGTATGAACCTAATGAGTTTGCTCGTGTTTGGCGTGAAAAGTTGATTGAACATAAATGGGATATTGAACAATCTTTGTTGTTTGGTTCTCAGTATGATTCAGGCAATGAGTGGTACACACAAGGTGCTATTGATTTCATCTCAAGCTTCGGTAACGTGTTTAGTCTCTCCGTAGCAACTAAAACACAGGATGATTTCTTGGATGATTTAAGTAACTACTTAGACCCACGATACAATAATGCAAAAGCAACATTGTTCTTCGTGAATACGCAAGTATATAATTGGTTGCATAAACTAAGTGGATACTTCACTAACAACCTTGAAATCTCACCTAACTTCCGTGCTGAAATGGCATTAACAGGTAAAAAGAAGGTCTTTGGAGTTGATATTAGTGTTATTTCTACACCTTTCGGTGATATGAAAGTTTCACGCAATATCCACCTTGACGGAGCTGAAGTAAAAATGCTCGCAGTAAACATGAATCATTGTAAGTATCGTCCTCTAGTAGGTAACGGTCTTAATCGTGATACTGCAGTATACGTTGGCGTTCAGACCTTAGAAAACAGTGGTGTTGACCGCCGGGTTGACTTAATCCAAACAGAAGCTGGGATGGAATGGCAAATGCCTGAAGCTCACGCTTACTGGTCATAAAGGAGGTATGAATAATGGCTAATCCTCTATATGGACAAAATAAAGCTGATAATGAACTAGATAAAGTTGGTTCAAAAGTCATTGTTATAGCTGATGATACCACTTTAACTGCTTCTGATTCAGGTGCTACTGTACTTGTAAACGCTGCTGCTATTTCAGTTACATTACCCGCAGCTAAAGCCGGCCTTTCATTTAAGGTTATCTTTGGCATAGCAACTACCGCAGGCGCTGATATTTTAACAGCTTCTGGTGATTGTTTCTTCGGTATTGTTAGATTAACATCAACTACTGCAGATCAAATGGGTGTACCTCAGATTATAACTCACGCAACAGCAATCGCTGCTCCTGGTTCTTATGATACTATGGATTTCGTCGCTGCTACTGCCACTATTGGTGGCTCAGCTGGCGATGCAGTTGAATTGGTTGCTGTTGATGATATTGCTTGGCATGTTAATACTACATTAACTACAAGTAATGCTAATCCAGGTACTGTTGCTGTTATCGTTGCAAGTTAAGGAGGTAACTGATGGCATTAGTAAAAGTTGGTTCACATCCTTCACATGGCGGGCAAGTCGTATTTAATGCTACTGCATCATTTACTCTTGACCCCAGTGATTCTGGAAAGATATTTATCTTAAAAGACGCTGCTATAACAGTTACTTTGCCAACGCTTAGTACTAATATAGCAGGTTTTCAAGTTAAATTGATATCTGGAGATGGTAACAATCATGTCATAGCTGGCGGTAACAGTCTGATATATGGTCAAATTGGCGATTTTGCTGGTGGTAATTTTGAGCGTATAGCTGCGGCTAGTGGATATACTTTAACAAATGGTGAAATTGGAGATTGGTTTGAATTAATCACTGATGGTACCAATTGGTATATATCTGGCCTGACTGATAACGGAGCTTAATCTGAAAAGATAAATACACAATAGGGGTCTTTTTATGGCCCCTATTGTGTAGGGTAATCAAATGGCGTTAACAGACATATCTAACGATATACAAGATATTACTGGAGTAACTACAGCAGATACAGATTTTATTGAATCTGCCCAAAGATTTACAGCATCTAGTGTTCCTAAAGAATTATTATGGTTCGCTAGTACAATTTCATCTGAAATAATGGGTATGATATACAATCTGCTGATAGTGTACTTTCGGTAGAAAGAGAGGGATACCCTGCCCCTCAAGTCCCGTTTGCTATGTCAAAATGGATTGATGATAGCACAAGTTTGCATAAAGCTACAGCAAAACATCCTAAGTATTATGTAGCTCAGGGTAAAGTATTTATTAAACCAGACCCATCTGCCGGAGGAAGCAATGATGGGTATGTGTATTATGTAGATTATTCTCAAATAGACGATGACTGTGATTTAAGAAATGCAGTTATATTCCATGCTTGTTCTAAAGAATTTTCTCAACTGGCTACTGATGGATTGCCTACATGGACGAGTCCTTCGTTGCCAGTTGCTCCATCATCCCCAGATTTTGGGAGTGATTTAAGTATTTCATCTGTATCTCCTGCAGTTCCATCAATAACTGCTCCTACAGTAGATACATCTGGATGGAGTGCTCCTAGTTATACAAAACCGTTGTTTTCAGCTCCTTCACTTGGGTCAGTTGGTAGTTTGAGTTTGCCATCTGTGCCAGTTGCTCCTTCTTTAAGTACGACTACAGTTAGTTTTTCACAGCAGGCTCCTACATATATAAAGCCAGTCCTATCTTTGACTAGTAATCCAAGTATAACGGATTTAGATATCTCGTCAGCTTTGCCAATATCTCCTGCTTCTCCATCTTTTGATACTGGAGCAATATCAGTTAGTCCAAGCGCTCCGAGTTATACTAAGCCAATATTTTCAGCTCCTAGTCTTGGAAGTGTGGGGAGTCTTACTTTACCATCAAAACCTGTACCTCCTTCATCTCCTAGTTTTACTTACACTGATGCGAGCGTTACTGATATTATTAAACCTATAATTGGCATATCGGATATGGCTTCTATGACAGAGTCTGCTCCTAGTTATACTGAGCCTATTCTATCTTTAACAACAACTCCAACTATTACAGATTTGGATATATCTTCGATACTTCCAGTTCCTCCTACTTTAAATGAGAGCACTGTGTCTTTTAGCGCAACAGCTCCTTCATATACAGCCCCAATTTTAGAGTCAAGAACAGCTTTTAGTTCTCGTTCTAGTGGTTTGAGTGAAACTGATCCGGGTATTTTTAGCCTTACAGCAGCCCCACCAGTAACTCCAAATGACCCTAGCTTTTCAACTCCGGGTATAAGTACAGTAACTGTTACCAATGCAGGTTCTCCTCCTTTATATTCATCTCCGACTCAAACTTCTAGGGTAAGTTGGTTTACTTTTTATAGGGATACAAGCGCTGCTAACCCTTTTGCAGATAATGACCCGGGGGCTTTTAGTATATCAGCTGTTGCTCCAGTGGCTCCATCTGATCCTAGTTTTACAACTCCAGATGTTACTTCAGTATTAGTTTCCAGTTTAGGGACAGCTCCTACATATACAGTTCCAGCTATTGATGCTTCCGGTGGAGAGCTTGTAGACCTGCGAGATGATGATAGTCAGATTGATTTTAATGATTGGTTTAATATAGTGGGTGACTATATTGAAACAGAAGAAGATACTGAGCTTGCAGTCGCACAAATACAAAAAATTTCAACTTATATACAGGCATACTCACAAGCTATGCAAAATCAATTAAATGTTTTTAATGATGCGAATGTAGAATACCAGGCTAAGCTACAGGAAGGCATAAGGCAAGCTGACATCAATGCTCAGGAAGCTCAGCAAGAGGCTAATTTAAAACTTCAAAAAGAAAACCAAGAATATTCTGCGGAACTTCAAAAATACAGTTCTGATCTCAATAGGTATCAAAATGATGTTTCTAAGGAAGTTCAGCAGTATCAGCAAAAATTATCTAGATATCAGTTAGAAGTAAATACATCTTATCAATCTTGGCAGAAAACAGAATCAGATAGCTTGCAACAGTATCAACTAGATATACAAGATTCTTTAAATACTTTTAATCAAGGCAATACAGATTATCAAACAAAATTGCAAGAATCTATAAAACAGGCTGATATCAACGCCCAAGAGGCTCAACAAGAAGCTAATTTGTTATTGCAGCAGGAGAACCAAGAATATTCAGCTACTTTGCAGAGGTATAGTGCTGATCTAAATAAATATCAGGCTGATGTAGGGAAAGAAGTACAACAGTATCAGCAGAAGTTATCTCAATACCAACTCGAATTAAGTACATCTATACAAGCTTGGCAACAAGAGGAAAATGAAAAAGTATCGAGATATCAAGCAGAGATACAAAATAATTTAAATGCATTTAACAAAGAAAATGTTGAATACCAAGCTCAGTTACAGATAAGTATACAGAACGCTCAATTAGACTCTCAAGAAGATGGAGAGAAGATTTCTAAGTATTCTGCTGAATTACAAGCTTATCAAAATGATGTTAATAAGAAGGTTCAGGAATATACTATAAATGAAATTCAGAAAGAGATAGCAATCTGGAATACTAACATTCAAAGCGATTTGCAGTCTTATGCATCAGATATGCAGAATGAACTCAATAGTTTCAATAAAGATAATGTTGTTTATCAGCAAGACATCCAGCGTAAAATACAAAATTTAGAAAAAGATACACAAGAAGCGATACAGAACGCACAGAATGATATATCTGTAAATAGTGCGAATTTAAATAAAAGTGTACAGGTTGCTTTACAGAATGCTGTGCAAGATTTCCAACAGGATGTACAAGAGTATAGTGCTAAACTTCAGAAATATAATTCAGAGATAAGTTTATATCAGACTGAGGTAAACTCTACTATAGAAAAATGGGAAAGAGAAGAGTGGGTTCAGAATTTTCAGAAGTATCAGACTGACTATAATAATTTATTACAGACTTATCAATCAGACATTCAAAATGAATTAAATAAATTTAATAAAGATCAGGCTGTATTCCAGAATGATTTACAAGAGAGAATCCAAGAAGCTCAAAATCAGCAAACAAAGGATTCTTCTGAATACTCGGCTAAACTACAAAAGTATGCAAGTGAAATTCAATCATATCAATCTGATGTAAATAAGCAAGTACAAGAGTATACAATAAATGAGGTTCAGAAAGAAATTGCTATTTGGAATAGGAATATTGAAAGTGATTTACAACAATATGCATCAGATATGCAAAACGAACTAAATGAGTTTCAAAAAGAGAACGCAGAATATGAAGCTCAATTAAATGTATCTTTAAAAAATGCTGATCTATCTGACGCTTCTGATAGTAAGAAGGTTCAAAAGTATCAAATGGAACTAACAGCATATCAAGCAGAAGTTTCAGCTACAATAGAAAAATGGACTCAAGAAGAGTGGACTCAAAATTTCCAGAAGTATCAAGTTGATTATAGTAGCAAATTACAAGAGTATGGATCAGATATACAGAATGAGTTAAATGAATTTCAAAAGGAAAGTGCAATTTATCAGGCTCAGATACAGCAATCTATACAAGACGCTCAACTTGAGTCAACTGAAGAAGGACAAAAATTACAGAAATATTCTTCTGAATTAGGTGAATATCAACAAAATGTAGAGAAGGAAGTACAGGATTTCTCTAATACACTTAATAAAGAAGTACAGGAATATCAAAATAAGTTATCTCTATATACCGCAGAAATACAGAAACATCAATCGGATGTAGCTGAAAGAGCTCAAGAGTCCGCTGCAAAAACACAAAATACACAGTACTATGAAAGACAGGCTGAGAGGTATTACAAGTGGGCTCAAGCAGAAATAACGCAGTATATTCAGAATAACTCAAAAGTAATAAATCAAACAATTGCAGCACAGGCTGCACAACAACAAAGGACATAATATGGCAAATGAAATAAGGATACAA